TAATAATTTTGAATCACTAAATTTAAAAAATGAAACTCAATTTAGTAATGATCCTGTTTGTGATCATTATATAATAGGAGGTAATTTAGTATCTCAAGAATTACATAAGGCTGGGGCAGCTATATGCGCTTATACTCAATTATATAGTAATGGAGGAAATCCTAATTTAGGACTTTTTGAACCAAATCAATATTATTTTGATCCTGCTCCTTTTTTATTAAATGTTCCTCAAATAGTAACTGCTGGTTCAGCTGATAATAAAAATAGTCTTAATATTCCCTTACATAGTGTTGATGATGTACTTACAGCAATTTATGTTTATCCTGGAGGTTATGGTGAAGATCGTAGTGTAACTGATCCTTATGAAGGGGCAATTTCCCTTCCTTTTCTTTTTCAAAGTGAAAATGCTAATCCAGATTCTTATGATAGTTCAACTAAAGGAAAAGTATCAATAACAGGACAATCAGGAGTAGAAATTATAGAATATCCTAGATTTGCTAATTTAGTAGGATTAGGAAAATATGTGGATTTTATGATTCAAAATAATAAATGGACAAAAGGAAATGAAAAATATTATGTTAATTTAGGTTGGGGCAATTATGGTACTAAAGATAATAGTTGTAATTCTTATAAAAATGATGATTATTATTATTTAGATCATATAAATAGATGTTTATATGAAACTTGGGTAAATAATTATGGATTAACAACCTTTAATAGATCATTTAATGATAATATTAATGTCACAACAAATGTAAGTAAACCAATAACATCAATAGAAACCTTACCTGACGGATTAAGATCAATGGCTTTAGGAATAGAATATGTTGGTGGTTTTTCTTTTTTAAATATACCTTCAAATGGAACAACTTGGAAAGGTGTATTTTTATTAGCTTCTAAAATAGTGAATAAAAGTGATTTTAAATCTGATTTTAATGTAATTAATGATTTATGGAATGCAAATTATGAAACTATAATTCAAAATTATAATAATGATAAAATTAAATTTTTAGAATTAGTAAGAGATATTTGTCAAGATGAAGTAATGATTAATTTTAATTATATAAATAAAACAAATGAAGAAGAAAAATTAAAAATACAAGTTCAAAATGAATTTTATTTAAATTTTTATAATTTAATGCAATCTGTTGCTTTAGAATGGGCTATTGATTTTAATAAATGTACTCAATATATATTAACTTCATCTCCATCCCCACAATCTACAAATATACCAACACCATCTCCTTCAGTTTCTGCTACTGTTTCTCCTTCTAGTTCTGATTTTGATTTTGGTATTTTTGTTGATTTACCAGATGAAGAACCTGAGGTTCAAAATGATGATGAAGAAGATTGTAGTCGAGTAGTACAAGAAAATAAAAAAGAAGATCCTGAATTTTATCAGGATTGGGAACCTGGTAAACCAATCCAACGCCCTGTTCCTACTGATAGAAAAACATCTGGAGGTGGTATTCCTCAAAATGATGGTTCTAGAACAGGAGGAAGTGGTGGTAATCAAGGTAGTGGAGGTAATCAAGGAGGAGGAACTAGAACAGGAGGAAAAGGAAAATCAACATCTACTGTTAAAGTTACTGATGATGAAATGTGGAATGTTGGACTTCCAACAACACCTGCTTTCACTGGTAATTCTGGTTGTATGCCTCAATTAGTTGATGCGTTAAAATATATTTTCTTTAAATATAAAGATAATGCTATAGATTGGTATTCTGGACTTATTAGTCCTGTATTACCTTTTATGTGCAAAGAATTGGTAATAGGATTTATTAATGCTGGATATGCTCAACAATGGTTAGGTACTAGTGATTTTAGTACAATTAAAATAGGAGTTAGTAATACCAGAGCAAATCATAGAGTTAAATCATCTAATGGTAAAATTTCTAATCATTCTAGAGGAAAAGCTTATGATATTTCAACATTAGGTGTGATATTAAATTCTAGCCCTGATAAAATTCAATATTATGTTGTTAGTGGTATAAATCAAAAATCTGTCCATCCATCTGATAGATGGGCTGATGATATGACTAGAGTAGCTTGTTCAAAATATTCTGGTCAACAACTGTTTATTAATAATGTAATGATGAATCCAAAACAATATGATGCTAGATTTGCTCCTAATGCTTCAAAATGTGGAAGAGTGGGAGGTGAAAGTGATTGTGGAAATAGTAATGGATGGATTTGGCAATGGGAACATCACTATGATCATTTTCATATAAGTTCAAAAAGAAATTATGGAATAGGGGATAACCCATGGCCTGCTGAGTGCGGTCAAACATGGGGAGGTATAACTGTAAAAGGTGTGAATGCAGATGGAGTTCATGATGCAGGTTTCTGGAATTGGAAAGATCATAATGCCCCCATCCCTCCAAATGGAGGTGGATGGAATAATGGAGTTGGAAGTTAAAATAATTAAAAACAAACTTATTATAAAATTAATTTTTTAATATGCCTATTAGTGAATATAAAGGAGAACAAATAGCTCTATCATCAGGTAGATTATTTTTTAATTCTCGATCTGACAGTATTTTTTTAAATGCTTTTCAATATATAAATTTATCCGCTGGAGATAAAGTTACAATTGATGTTGGTGTTGTTGATACTGATAAGGAGGAAAATATATTTTTAGTTAATTCTCCTAAAATTCAATTTGGACTAGACAGTAAAGGAACTGCTGAACCTATAACAAAAGCAGAGCAATTAGATAATACACTAACAAACATAATGGAGTCTTTAGCTACATATGTAGATATGCTACAAGCATGCTCTCAAATAGCAGACCCAGCTATGGCTCAAATGTTAAAGATTCCTAATGATCATTTAAAAAGTAAATTTAGAGAAATAAAGAAAAATTTTGATAATTTTAAATCAAAAATTTCATTTACAATATAATTTTTATAAATGAATATAGGAAATAATATCAACCCTGGAAATGTTAACATTAATGATAAATTATCATCTGCTAATGATATCAAATCAAAACTTCAAGATGGAAAATCAAAACTTCAAGATGGAAAATCAAAACTTCAAGATGCAAAATCAAAACTTCAAGGTGGAAAAGATAAATTAAATAAAACTAAAGAACAACTTGAAAAAGTAAAAGGTAAACTTAAAAATAAAGATGCTTTTAAAAATGTATCTCAACCTTCAGAATTTTTAAAAGAACAATCTTCTATATCTCCTGGTAATGCTAAATTAATTTTAATTGGATTAGTTACTCCATTATTAAGTAATTTTCTTAAAGTTGAAAATTCATTTGATATTATTTTAAATAGATTGATAAAACAAACTGAAGAACAATTAAAAGATAAAGGTAAAGTAGAAGTAAAAGGAACTGTTATAACTTTTACTCCTAAAGATACAGGAAATTATTTAATATATAAGCAAAATTTTGATAGATCTGTTAATAAATTAAAAGAATTAGTTTCAACCTTAAAAAAAATTATATCAAGTTTAAATACCGTTTTAAGTTTTATCAGAACAGGATTAGCAGCTTTAAAATTAGTACTTAGTCTTAATCAAAACAGATTAAAAGTCCAATCAGCTGCATCTGCCGCTGAATTAGCATCTCCATCTCCATCAAAACCTTCATCATCTGCTTATATAGTAGCTGATAGGATAGATAGAGATGTTACTCCAAAATTACAAGAAAAAATTGATAAGTATTTAGTTTTTATTGAAGTTATTAAAGCTTTCTTAAAAGTTTTTGAAAAAATATTAAAAAGTTTAGAGTTAAAATTAAGCAAATTAAACCTTTTAATTACAAATAGTAATAATACATACAATAATACATCAAATCAACTTTCTTTAAACACATCAAATTCATCACTTTCTAATAATGAGGAAAATACTTTTGTAGCAACAGATGGTAAATCTTATACTTTAGAAATAATCACAACCCCTTCAGGAGCTTTACAAGCAATAGCACGTGACTCATTCAGCAAATTAAAAATAGCACAAACCGCTCCTAGTAAAACTCGGGGAGTTGATGAATTATTTAATGAACTTAAACAAATACTTGGATAATAAAATATTTATAAACATGAAAGCAGATACATTTATTAAATTATTACGCAAGGTTATACGTGAAGAAGTACAGGCTGTTGTTAGGGAAGAGCTAGGAATATTATTAGAGGCTCCTGAGCCTAAACCGATAATGGTAGAGACCAAAAAAACGGTTATTAAAAATTCCATGGTTGAATCTATAAAACCTGCCAAACCTAAACAGCCAACTAAACCTATATCCTTCACTCAAAATAATATTTTAAATGAAATATTAAATGAGACAGCTCATGCTAGTGATTGGCAATCAATAGCTAATATGGATTCATCAATGGCTCAAGGATTTGGAGGAATTCAAGAACCAACAGTAGTTAATAATGTAGATCAAATGTTAGCTAGCACTAGACCAGCAGGAGATATTAACTCTGTCAGAATTGATGTTGTACCTGATTTTAGTAACTTGATGAAAACAATGAAAGAAAAAGGACAAATATGAATAGGCCTGTTTTTTCTATACCTAATGCTGTAACTCCTAAACCTAGAGGTTTAGGGATTAGTATTTTTTATACTAATGGGTATGATATTTTTTTTCAAAATTACACAACTAAAGATCAAGTAAAATCTAATTTAATTAACTTTATTTTAACAAATAAAGGAGAGCGTGTTTTTGATCCTGAATTTGGTGGAAATGTAAGAGCATATTTATTTGAAAATATAGATAGTTTTGATAATTTAAGAGAATTATTAAGAGAAGAAATACAAGAATATGTTCCTGGTATTATTATTAATGATATAAGAGTAAAAAAATTTTATAGTCAAAATTTAGTGAATATACAAATTGACTATTCTGTTCCTGAAGGAAATGATGTTTTAAATATAAATGTAGATATGACAACTATACTTAACAATACTGATCAACAAATAACATTTATTCAATAATATGGCTAATGTACCCGATATAAAATATTTTGATAAAGATTTTGTAACTTTAAAACAAGATTTAGTAAACTACGCTAGAACTTATTTTCAAAATAGTTACATGGACTTTAGTCCTTCTTCTCCTGGAAATATGTTTATGGATATGGCTGCGTATGTTGGAGATGTTTTATCATTTTACACTGATAATCAACTCCAAGAAACATTACTTTTATACGCTCAGGAGAAGAAAAATATAATGGCATTAGCTTATAATTTAGGATATAGACCTAAAGTAACATCAGTATCAACAGCTAACCTTACAGTTTTCCAATTATTACCATCAGACGCGTCTCTTAAGTTTGCTCCAGATTGGAGATATGCTTCTATAATTAGAGAAAATTCTTCAATTAAATCAATTTCTAATCCATCAATAACTTTCATAACACAAGATTCTGTTGATTTTAGATTTTCTTCTTCAATTGATAAAACTGATATAAGTATTTATCAATATTTTGCTAATACTTCAGATCCTCAATTTTATTTACTTAAAAAACAAGTAAAAGCTATATCAGGAACATTTAAAACAGCTTCATTTTCTTTCGGTATTCCTGAGCAATTTCCAACTGTAACTATTAATGATTCAGATATTATTAAAATAGTAAGCATAACAGATAGTGATAATAATACTTGGTATGAAGTACCTTATTTAGCTCAAGATACTATATTTGATGAAACTCTTAACTTGCCTATAAATGAGCCTAATTACTATACTGAAAAAGATAAAGCTCGTTTTTTACTGCGTTTAAAAAGAGTTGATAGACGATTTTCTACTCGGTTTAATGATGAAAATAATTTAATAATTGAATTTGGAAGTGGAGTTACATCTACACCTGATGAAAATATTATACCTAATCCTGATAATGTTGGTATGGGATTAGTTGATGGTGTGTCTAAAATGTTTATGGCTTATGATCCATCTAATTTTATGTACACAAATGAATATGGTATAGCTCCTTCTAATACAACATTAACTGTGGTATATTTAGTTGGAGGAGGTGCTGAAACTAATCTACCAGCTAACGATATTGGTTTAAATGATAGTGTAAATATTGATATTAATGGATTTAATATAAATAACACTATTAAAAATATAGTTTTAGGTTCTGTAAGATTTAATAATAATCAACCTTCATCAGGAGGAGGATCAGGAGAAACAGTTGAACAAATCCGTTTACAGGCATTAGCTAATTTTCCTACTCAAAATAGAAATGTTACAAAAGCTGATTATTTGATTAGAACACTATCAATGCCTTCTAAATACGGACATATAAGTAAGGCTTATGTAACTCAAGATTTTTTAGTAGCTAATGATACAGATAAACAAAATTTTATAAATAATAATCCATTAGCTTTATCTATTTATATTTTATCAACTAATTTAGAAGATAAAATAACTAGAGCTAGTCAAGTTTTAAAACAAAATCTAAAAACATACTTATCATATAATAAAATGATGAGTGATGCTATTATTATTAAAGACGCATATTACGCTAATATAAAAGTTAATTTTGATATATCAGTTCTCCCAGCTTATAACTCACAAGAAGTATTAACAAAATGTATTAATGCTTTAAAGGATTATTTTGATATATCTAAATGGCAAATCAATCAACCTATTATATATTCAGATATATATAATTTAATAGGATCAATTAAAGGTGTTCAATCTGTTTTAAAAGTAGATATTGAAAATTTAGCTGGAGGTAATTATTCTCCATATTCTTATGATATTAAAGCAGCTACAAAACAAGGAGTTGTATATCCTTCATTAGATCCTATGATATTTGAAGTTAGATTTCCTGATACTGACATTTATGGACGTGTAACAGCTTATTAAACTTTCATATAATTGTATATTTATATTAGACTTAATATTAATATAAATGGGAGTTTACAAAATATTTCCATCACAGGATGCGACAATTTATACAAATTATAATACTTTAAATGCAGGATTAGATTCTATTTTAGATTTATCTAAATATGAATCTCCAATTTCCTCTTCAACAAGTAGAATATTAATTAAATTTGATAATAATGATATAGCTAATGCTATATCTAAATCAGGACCTAATTTTACAGCTTCATTAAAATTATATAATTCTGCTGTAGAAGGAATACCAACTAATTTTGATATTCTTGTAAATCCTCTTTATGAAAGTTGGGATATGGGTACAGGAAGATTTAATAATGATCCTGAAATAACAGATGGATGTAGTTGGATTTATAGAAATTCAAACAAAACAAATCCATGGGCTATATCAGGATTCCCATCAGGAGTAACATCATCATATTTTATAGAAAGCCCTGGAGGTGCTAGTTGGTATACAGCTAGTGTTAGTCAATCTTTTAATTATTTTTCAACTAAAGATATTAATATTAATGTTACACAATTTATAGGATGGTATACAGCTAGTATTATACCGAATAATGGATTTATTATTCGTAACACTGGATCTATTGAATTTGATCCTAATTATGAATATGTTTTTAACTTCTTTTCAAGAGATACTAATACTATTTATTCTCCTTATTTGGAATTTAAATGGAATGATAGTACATTCAATCCTGGAACAACACAATATATTCCTAATGAAGAATTAAATATAGCTATTAGTAATAATAAAAATATATTTTATGATAATGAATATGTGAGATTTAGAGTATATGCTAGAGAAAAATATCCTCCACGTATATATGTTAATGAATCTCTTTATAAATATAATAAATTATTACCAACATCTTCTTATTATTCAATTATAGATTTACAATCAAATTTAATAGTTACTGAATTTGATTCTTCTACTCAATTAAGTAATGATGTTACAAGTAGTTATTTTATGATGCATATGAATGGATTAGAACCTGATCGTTATTATAAAATACAAATTAAATCTATAATTAATGGAGGTACATACATTTATGATGATGATTACTATTTTAAAGTAAATCAAACTGTATAACCATGAGTGAGCAAAATGTCAAAATAACTAAACGTATCTATTCAGAAAATATTAGAGAGGTTATTGATACTGAATTTAATCAATTAGTTAAATTTCCTAAAGTTATTAATCCAACTAAAAAAACTGTTACCGCTCCACTTAATGATTTTTTTCTTTTATATGAACAGTATTATTTTTCAATTCCTCCATCAGGTTCTGATCAATCTCATTTATATTTAGCTTCAAAAAGTTTAGAAGCTTTAGGTTTTAATTTAGAAGATTTACAAAGTGAAATTGAAATATTAAGAGAAGAAAATGTAGAGTTAAAAAACCAAATTCTTTTATTAACTAAAATCAACTCAGAAGAAATTTAAAAATGTCAACAATAGTTACAATATCATCTTTAAATAATGATACTATTATAACTGGATCAGCTGCTCAACTATTATCTTCTAAAGATATGATCCGCAGATTCGGACAACCTCAAGATTATATTGAATTACATGTAACAGATCCTGCAGATAAATTATTAGTATCAATAATTCCATTTACTGACTATAAAATACCAGGGGATTTTTTACCTAATTCAGATGTTGATATAACCGACATTGTTTTAGATCCTGAAAAAGATAGTAAAAATCTTGGTTTAACTTTTGGTGATTATGTTTTTACATATCATATATTAAGACCTCTAATATATAATACTTTTTCTCCATCTTTATTTATTAAAGAAATATCTAGTAATAGAAAAGAATTAAGATTAATACCATCATCACCTCTTCCTATTCCTTTTTCTCAAGCTATTAATGATGTTGTTTTAAATTTTCAAAATTCTTATTTTAAAGAAATTTATTTATATTTAGGTAGAAATGTTTTATTACCTGTTGTAAATGCTACAGTAGATAATAACTCAAGTTCTCTTATAATAAAATTACTTAATCCTTTACCAACACAATATACAACACAAAATGTTGTTAATCTTGTTGATAAAATAGCTAACTCACAGGTATTTAATATTGCTATAGAAGCAGAATCTATACCTGTTACTTTCCCTACATTACGTGGTCCTAATTTTGATTTAGATTTAGATAATATAAGAGTTGGTCCAACTCCATATTATAACTTTAGTCAAATAACTAGTTTCCAAGGTAACTTTGCTCCTCAACTTCAACAATTACTTGGTCAATTAAGTGCTTCTAATTTTGCTATTAATGTTGATTATACAAATTATGAAGATTTTATCCATTTTTCTTCCGCTGCTCGTAGATTAGAAGGATTTCAGTATAAATTAAATAATATTGAATATTATACTTCACAATCATTATCAGCTATTTTAAGTTCATCTCCAACAGCTCAACTTGACGCTCAAAATGCTCAAAATAATATTAATAAATTTATTCAAAGTTTTGATGGATGGGAACAATATCTTTATTATGAGAGTGGAGCATATGCTTGGCCAAAACAAAATTCTGTCAAACCATATATTAATTACTCAGTATCATCATCTCAAGTTAATGTTTGGTATAGCAGTAGTTATGGAACAGCTTCATTATATGATGATAATAATCAAAATTATTTAGTTTATACTTTACCTAATTATATAACTGAAAATGATGATAATGAATTAGCTTTTAAATTTGTATCTTCATTAGGTCAAATGTTTGATGATGTTTGGATTCATATTAAAGCTATAGCTGATTTATATAAATCTAGAAATTCTTTAACTCAAGGTATATCTAAAGATTTAGTATATTTTGCCCTTCAATCCTTAGGTATAGATGTTTATACAGATCAAGATGGTACAGATACATTTAGATATCTTTATGGAGTAAATCCAGATGGTAGCTATAAACCTATAACTGGTTCTTTTGAAACATTAATTAGTGCCTCTAATTATCAATTATCAGGACAAGATATTCAAAAAGGAATATACAAACGTTTATATCATAATTTACCTTTATTACTTAAATCAAAAGGTACAAATCGTTTTATTCAATATTTAAATACTATATTTGGTATTCCTTCTACAGTAATGTCATATATTGAATATGGAGGTGTTGATAAAGTATCATCTTCATTTGAATATGAGTATGATAGATTTACTTATGGTTTAGATCTATCTGGTCCAAATACTGTATCTACACCTTGGATTTATACTTCTCAAAGTTTAAATAGAACTGGATTTAATGATATAACACCTAATGGTATTGAATTTAGATTTAAAGCTTTTTCAACATCATCAAATGTTTTAAAAACCAGTTATACTACTCAATCTTTATTTTATAATAGTACTAACTATAATTTATACTTATTATATACAGATACAGGATCTAATGACTCTATATACTCAGGAAGTGGAGGAGATTTCGGATATTTACAATTTAATTTAGGATCAACATCTATAACATCATCCACAGTACCTGTATTCACTACTGGATCTGATGGTGATACAAGTTGGTATAATGTATTAGTACAAAGACGTATACCTGATAGAAGAATTGGTGATGTAGGTTTATCTCAAACTTATGACATTTATATTAAAAATAATAATTGGGGACAAGTAGGACATGTAGCTAGTGCTAGTTTAACTACATCTACTCAAAACTCACCTTGGTATACTAATGGTACAACTTTAACATTTGGAGGAGGAACATTTCCTTTTTCTGGCTCTATTCAAGAAGTAAGATTATGGTCTTACTATGTTTCTGAATCTACTTTTGATTCTCATGTATTGAATCCTGAATCAATTGAAGGTAATTATACAACATCTTCATTTAATGATTTAATGACTAGATTTACTCTAGGAAATAATCTATACACATATAACCATAGTGTTATAAATGAAGTTTATTCTACCCACCCAGATCAAAAAACACAAATATTAACAGCATCCTTTAGTAATTTCCCTAATCAAAATAATTATTCTAATTTTGTAGAAACATATTACGCTGATGTTGCTAATTCAGGATATGCTAATCCAGTTGTAGACAAAGTAAGAATATATAGTGGTAGTATATATGGTACTCAACTTTTACCTAATAGAAGTATTGAAATTTCTCCTATAATTTTACCAACTAAAGATATACATTTACTTGATGCTAGTTTATCTCCACAAGATGAGATAGATAGAGCTATAATATCTCAATTTGGATCTACTTATAATTTAGATGATATCATAGGTAATCCAGATACAGGATCATATAGTGCTATTCCTGCATTACAAAATGAATTTTTTAAGAAATTCAATAATAAATATAATTATAAAGATTATATTAGATTAATTGAATTTTTCTATAATTCATTATTTAGAACACTTAAAGATTTTACTCCTGCTAGAACTAATCTATCTACAGGAATAGTAATTAAACCTCACTTATTAGAAAGACCTGTTGTTTATAGACCTCAACCAAATATAGAACCTATTGGTTTAATAAGTAATATAGACACAGCCTTTATAACAGCTAGTAATGGAGGAGATTATTATCAACCAACATACAGTTATGTTTTTCCTTCTAATATAGGTCCAATAAATTTAACTTCTGATGGTAGAGATTTTTATGTTGGTGAATTTCCAAGTGCCTCAGTTAGTTTTGATGATGTTATTTATCAATATAATCCTTTCACAGTATATAATTCATCATATACTCTTAGCCCAATACATACTCCATTAACATATTCAGAATCAATATGGTATTATGGTTATTATCCACTATTAAATAATGTTTCTGGATCAGTATTATCTAATTTTAGAAAAAAATTAACTTATATAACAAATAATCAAAATAAATTAACTCAAATATTAGAACCTGTAGAATTACAAGATTTTACATATGATTATATTAGACATTCTAGACCAAGATATTTTGGATCAATTACAACAAGTGAATTTTATACTTTTTATACACCTAACTTTAATGTTTCTTTATATGGAAAACAGGCCGCTATAGATAAAAATACAAATCAATTCGCTTTCTTTCTAAATGCTTTCGCTACTGGATCTGATCTTTTAGCAATGCCTGAAAGGACCAATTTAAATATTAAATATTTAATTGATGAAAATAGTAATTTAACAGAATTAACAAAACGTAATTATGATATATTAAGTGAACAACTTAAATATAATTTATATCAAGTACAAAATATTTTTAAAGAAGGAGAATATGTAAATATAGGATTATTTGATAATCAATCTCCATCTCGTCAAATTAATTTAGATGGAAATAAATTGATAAAAGCTGGTGGATTTAGATATCATCCTACACTATGGAAAACAGGAAGTACCGAAGTTTTAGAATATATTGTAGATCAAGCTATTAACGTAGCTCCTAATGTTAATATTCCCTCAATAAATGATTTTGTCCTTGATGCAATTACCTTTGTTGCTGGAGGTAGAAATTATACTAGTCTTACAGTTAGATATATAGGTTCTGGTGTATTGTTACCAACAGATATATTAATAAGAGGTACTGTACAAGCTGAACCTGATTTCTCTCCAGGTAATGTAGCATTATTAAATACTAATGATATCACTACAAGATTTCCATCTGGTAGATTTTTACAACCTAATGATAAAGTCGCAGTACCAACTCAACATATTGGATATAGACCTTATCTAGGTACTGAGAGAATAAATAGTGTAACTGATGTAGGTATTACAGGTAAAGTTGCTAATACTGTTAGAGATACAGCAGCACGATTAACTTTTTCAACTAGTGAACCATTATTTATATCTTGCTCAATAGATATGTCAAAATATTATCCAAATTGGGTTTTATCTAGTAGTCTCAATGTTGACTATAATTTTTTAATATCTCCAGGAGATGTAGTTAGATTTACCTCAGCTAGTAATGGAGCATTTGATAGATTTTTACCTGAATTAGAATATGAAATAAAGAATGTATTTCCTCCAACAGCTAATAGAGATTGTGTAATATTTGAATTAAATGAAAGAATAAAAAATGTGGCTACTAGTTCATATAATATTAATACAAATATATCAACAATAGATCAATTTATTTTTTCACGTAAAATACCAGATGAAACAAATGTTGTAATTCAATTTAGAAAAAATTTAGGATTAACATCTTCTGGAATAGCTAAAAATAGTAATTTAGTATCTAGAGTTGATCTTAAAGTAGCTAATATAGTAAGTGAACTAAAAAGTAAATTATTTAGCACAGTTCTTACCTCATAATATATTTATATAAAACACACTGCAAAATGGGATTTTTAAACAACCAATATGTAACAATTGATGCGGTTTTAACAAAAAAAGGCCGTGAATTATTAGCTCGCAATGATGGATCTTTCCAAATTACTCAATTTGCTTTATCTGATGATGAAATAGATTATACTTTATATAATCCATCCCACCCATCTGGTTCAGCTTTTTTTGGAGAAGCTATTGAAGCAATGCCTTTATTAGAAGCATTTGTTGATGAAACTCAATTAATGAAATATAAATTAGTAACATTACCTCGTGGTACATCCAAATTACCTGTTATTAATTTATCTTTACCTGTTATTAGTATTCCTCAAGCTGGTACTATTAGTATAGGACCGCAGACTTTAAATTATCTAAATGCAGCACGAACAGTTGAACCATCAGGATATTTAGCCACTATTGGAGATTCAAGATTTGTTAGTTCATTTGCTGGTATAGGTATAGACACAACAGGATTAAATTTAACTGGTTTAATTCCAAATGCTAGTGGAGCTAACTTATCTCAAAGTGCTATTGGTACATCATTCTCAATAGTAGCTACAACTCTTAATACTCTTTTCCCAGCAACAGCTTTGGCTGGTGCTACAATCACCACTACATTTACTGTTATAGGTAGAGATAGTGGTGCTAGAATTACAATACCTTTTATACTGAAAAAAACTTAATAATATATGTCTTTCGGAACATACCAAATTGATGACCAAGTACTTAGTTCAGATGCTATTATATCTCCTATGTGGGATAATAATAAAATAATGTTAAATACATTATATACATCTTCTTTACAATTTTCATCTCCATCAGGTAAATTTTTTCTTAATGTTTATCAAGGAGATGTAGATGTAACCTCATCTTTATTACCTCAATTTTCCATAGCTTATGGACATATAAGTGGTTCAGGATCATCTTATTTTAATCCTTTAGTACAAGATAAAACACATACTAGAGATATCTATGGACAATTTAGATCATTAATATATGGTGATGAAAATACTTCTTTTCAATTTGGAGGATCTAGTTATACATCATATGATATAATTGTAATTTCTGTAAATAGAGCTCGTTTTAAAGAATCTTTTAATCCTGGTTCTTTCTTTTTAACTCTTAAAAGCGGTAGCAACCAAATTGGTTTAGTAGATGATTCAACTGTAACTACAACATCTACATATATTGGAACATCTCGTGTTTATCAAATATTAAGTGGATCTTATAACACTTCATTAAATGTAGCTACTCCATCATCTTCTAACTACACACCTAGTGGATCTTATGGTATAATGATTCCTGATGAAGGTTTAATTATATTAAATCCTAGAGCTTTGTCTTTACCTGTAGGCCCATTAGGAGGAATAAATGCTGTATTTAATAATGATTCATCAACACAAGTTAATACATTTTTTTCATTAAATCCAACATCTGGATCTATTAATAATAGGATGGTATTTGATATGTTAAATTTACCATCACCACCAACTTTTAGTTTACAAAACTATGAAACAATATCATCTCGTTATTTCTTTACTCGTGTGAAAAATTCTGAATTTAATTATACCTCTAACCCTACAATAATTGATTCAAATGGTAATTTACTTTATACTCAATTAGTTTATAATCCTCAAACTTTTATAACAACAGTAGGTATGTATAATAATGCTGGTGACTTATTAGCTGTGGCTAAACTAAATAAACCTCTAGTTAAAGATTTTACTAAAGAATTATTATTAAGAGTTAAATTAGATTTCTAATGTTTCGCCCATGTCAGCAAATACATTTAAACGACTTAACGTATCTGATACTTTTATAGTACCTTATACAGCTAACAAAAATTGGGACATACCATCATCATCATTTGCTGATAACCGTATTACATTTAATATTGGTGTTAATTATGGAACATCAAGTATATTTAATCCTGATAGAGATTATTTTACAAATAACCAATATGATAGATTAGTTTATAATTCAATTAATACTATATATTATCCAAATTTTTTACCTACTTATTCTAATACATCTTCTTATTTTAATACTCCTCTTTTTGATAATACTTTAAGTACATCTTCTTATTATAATGGACATATTGATTTAGGTAATATAGACACAATTAAATTCTTTCCAACAGGTTCAGGAAGTGCTATTTACGTTTTAAGTATACCAAAATCATTAACTGGTGATAAAATATTACCAACAACATTTGAGTTAAATTTTGTTAGTCAATCACAAGCATATAGTATATATGATGATGGAAATTATAATTTATTTTATAGTGGAAGTAATATAAGTTCTTCTATAGGAACTGTTTTATCACAAAGTTCATATGTTGGTAATGTATTTTATGAACAAAATATAGCTATAATAACTATTATACCTAATAGTTTAAGATTAAGAGGATGGAGACCAATTGATCCTTATTGTGAACAAGCTGGTCCTTTACCATCACTATCTTCAACACCTAGTGTTACTATTACTCCAAGTTTAACACCAACAGTTACTATAACTCCAACTCAAACCCCAAGTGTAACAATTACACCTAGTGAAACACCTAGTGTAACTATAACTCCAAGTGAAACACCTAGTGTAACTATAACTCCAAGTGAAACACCTAGTGTAACTATAACTCCAAGTGAAACACCTAGTGTAACTATA